AGACTTTGAGATTAAGTCACTCCAAGATTCGATCAGACGAACACTACTCTCAAAGCCTTTTGGTAACATTGAAGAGACTCCAGTCAGAACAGCTACTGAGATGTCAATCAGAAATGCAGACCATGCTCAGATCTCAATTGGCGCAAGTAGTAGAATACAGGTGGAGCTGCTTGAAAGAGTAGTTAAGAACTCTGTGTTGATACTCAAGAAGCAAGGTAAGATTGCTGACTTTAAAGTGGATGGTAGAGAAGTAAAACTAAAATTTGTCAATCCCGCTTCAAGACAGCAGGAAGAGAGTAAGCTAGCAGCGTATGGTAGATTTTTAGAGTTTGCTGCAGCAGCACCACAATATGCGGAGAGAGCAATTGAAATGGAAGAGATACCAGCTGACATCTGGGACGCATTAGGATTACCAGCAGATCGCAAACGAACTGACGCTGAGAAGCAACAGTACGATGCAAAGATAGCTCAGCAGCAACAACAATTAGCGGAGGCACAAGGTGCAACAAGATAAATCATTGGAAATCACAGCAATGTTCAAGAACACTTTTGACAATGAGTCTGGGCGAAGATGTTTGGCTCATCTCAAAAGAATCTTTGTAGATCGACCGATTGCAAGAGAAGGTATGGACCTACTAACAATTGGTATTCGTCAAGGAGAAGCAAATGTGATTCGTAAAATTTTAGAGGAGGTGGAAAATGGCAAACAGAGAATTACAACAGATACTGAATAGTGGGGAGCTAGACTCGATCTTCCTAGGTGGTACTGGTAGTGGGGACAGTGTGGTCAAACAAGATGCTTTATCAGCTTTAGATGCTGCAAAGTCGGATAAACCTTTCATTGTACTACAGATAAGTGATGAGACTAACCAGTTACCTTCAGGACTTAACACAGCTTTACAAGTTAAGTTCGGTGGTGTTTATGCTGTGAACGATTGGGTAAGTCTAGCCATCGATGGCACAATAACCTTTTTAAGAGCGGGACATTACCATGTTGAAACCAGATTCCAAGTTGGTAGAGTTGGCACAACAGGAACATCTTTGTTGTTGGTACGATGTTTAAAGAATGACGTGCAGCTAGGAGGAGGCAGTGCTTTTAAATTGGCAGACTCAGAAGTTCTTTCCCCTTGTAGTGCGATCATTCACTATGATGCTCTTGTAAACGATACAATAAAGTTTCAGATTTTAAGAGATGCAGCAGGCGATAACAGTGGTGGTTTGTATGTAACAGACCCAAGCGACGGTTGGAATATTATCCCAAGTGCTAATATTACAATCACAAAAATAGGATAAAGGAATCCAAATGGCAGAAGAAACAACTACACCCTCAACAAGTGAGGCAGTTGAAGCACAACAAGTAGAAGCAACAGTAGTCGATGGAACGACCGTAACTGAGACATCTTATCTAGATGGTAAATATAAGTCAGTAACAGAGTTAGAAAAAGGCTACAAAGAACTACAGTCTACGTTCACAAAGAAGACTCAGGAGTACAATGAGAAAGTCGGGGCTTTCAAAGGTGCTCCAGAAACTTACGAACTACCAGAAAACGTCCAAGTTAGTGAAGGCATTGTTAATTGGGCTAAAGAGAATCAATTCAGTAATGAGGCTTTGAACTCATTAGTTGAGACTTATAACAAAGACATGCAAGCTCAGCAAGAGGCCTATGTTCAAGCCGAGACCCAAAAGCTTGGTGAGAATGCAAAAGCGCGGATCAAAAATGCAACAGATTGGGTTAATGCTAACCTTGGAGATCTTGGACCAGCATTGAACTCTATGGCAGCTGGAGCAAAAGGGATTGAAGCTATTGAGAAACTCATCTCGTTAACAAAAGCAACAAGTCCAGCGGCAACACCAGCTACTCCATCTATTGACAAAGACAAATTGGACTACATGCAATTCCAAGAAAAAGATGCAAACGGTGAAAGACGTTACGTTTCTGATCCGTCATTTAGAAACAAAGTGTTACAAATGAGAGCACAGTTGATTCAATAGTTTACTTTTTGTAACAATTTATGATATAATATCTCAAGTGTAAACCTTAATCTTGAGATACCTCCTCCGAGCCCTTAAAGATTGAGAGTTTGTGGTTAATAGCTACGAGCCTCAATTCTTTGGGGGACCTCCAAAAAGCTATAACGACACCGAGTTCCTTAAACACAAAAACAAAAAGGAGACAAGATGTCTGCTCAATTATCAACCGTTGCAAAAGAAGAGTTTGACTCCGAAGTGAAGCATGCCTATCAAGGTATGAAGACTTTGAGAGACACAGTAAAAGTTCGTATGAATGTTGTTGGTGACAAATATGACTTTAGATTAATGGGTAAAGGCGTTGCTACAACTCGTACAGGTGCTGCAGCTGACGTTGTTCCTATGGGTATCACTCATGCTTTAAAAGTAGCTACTTTGGTAGACTATGAAGCTCCTGAGTACACCGACATTTACAATGCTCAAACAGTTAACTTTGATGAGGTTCGTGAACTTGCTACCACTATTGCCGGTGCAATGGGTAGACGCGACGATCAGTCAATCATCACAGCTCTTGGTACTACAACTGCTACAGCTGTAGGAAATGGTGCTGCTGCTCTTAACCTTGCTGCTATCACGGCTGCTGCAATGGCTATGAACAAAGTGGGTGTACCTGCAGAAGATCGTTACATTGTGCTTACAGAGAAAGGTGTTAATGACTTGTTGAATGACTCAACAATCACAAGTGCTGACTACAACACTGTAAGACTTTTGATGGCTGGAACAATTGACACATTTATGGGCTTTAAGTTCAAAATGATTGGCTCAGGACGTGCAGAAGGTGGTTTACCTTATGTAACAACTGTTCAAAAAGGTTTTGCATATCACAAGTCTGCTGTCGGCCACGCTGTTGGTATCGATATGAAAACTCGTGTTGATTATGTTCCACATAAAGCTTCTTGGTTATCAATGGGTATGTGGAAAGCAGGTTCGGTCTGTATTGACCCTGAAGGTGTTATTCCTATCCAATATCTCAAGTAGATATTATAAGCCCTCTTCGGAGGGTTTTTGTATATCTATAAGGAGCTATTATGGTCTCAGCAGTTCAATTAGCAAGCAACGCGCTTCTGCTCCTCGGTCATGAACCTATCTCATCTTTTACAGAAAGCACAGCCGGAGCACAAATAGCTTCAAACTTGTATGAAACAACTTATCAATCTTTGTTGACACAACATCGCTGGAGATTTGCTTCTAAACAAGCTATTGCAGCTAGATTAGCAGCTACTCCCATCAACGAATTTTCATACCAATTTCAGAAACCTTCTGATTGTTTATATCTCATTAGAACGAGTACAGAGAACTATGAAGTCTTTGAAGATAAGATTTATGCAAATGTATCAGAATTGAACATTGAGTATCTGTACAGAGTTCAAGAGGACAAATTGCCTCCTTACTTTGCTAAGATGTTTGAGTTTATGTTGGCTGCTCAATTTGCTATACCCTTAACCGGGAGTATTGAGAAAGCACAGTTCTACACAGGTATCTATAAAGACCAGTTGAGGATTGCAAAGTTTACAGACAGCACACAAAGACCTCAAGACACATTTATAGATAGTCCTTATACTGATGTGAGAAACTAAATGGGTGTTGAATTCATTAAATCAAACATGACAGCTGGAGTCTTGACACCAGAGCTTCATGCCCGTATTGACATTGATAAGTACATCAATGGAGTTGCCGAAGCAAAAAATATGGTCATTATGCCTTATGGCGGTTTAAGACGAAGACCGGGTACTGAGTTTATAACGATGATAGATTCCGAAGCCAGATTAGAAGCTTTTGTCTTTAACAGTGATCAGAAGTATGTCATTGTCATTAAGCCTTCTCAGATTCTTATCTACAAAGGCTCTGTACTAGTTTCAACTGAAGTCTCGCCTTACACAACCGTTGCACAGATCAAAGATCTCGATGTTATTCAATCAGCTGATACAATGATTTTTGTGCATCAGTCGTTTACCCCTTATCAGTTACAAAGACAAGGGAGTGACACAGTTTGGACAATGATTCCAATTGTGTTCGCATCTGAGCCTTATAAGATTTTTGGAACAGCTATTATTTACAAATATGTTAACGATGGATTACTACAAACGGTTGATCTTGCGATCAATGATATTGTACTTAATCAGTCTAACCATACTTATTATAAGTCTAAGTTGGCCAGAAATGACGTTGAGCTGTCAGCCGAGGTTTATACCAATGCAACCAATTGGAGTGTCGCTGGAGTGCAGGAAAAGGCATGGAGTGCCACACGAGGTTATCCTCGCTGTGTTACATTTCATGGAGGACGTTTATGGTTTGCCGGAGCAACAGAAAGTCCAACAACTATCTGGGGTAGTAAGGTCAATGGCTTCTTTGATTTTGCTTTAGGTCAAGGAACAGCTGATGATGCTATTGAAGACATCTTAGACACAGACCAGTACAATATCATTCAGAACATCTTCAGCGGAAGAGATCTCCAGGTCTACACAACAGGCAGCGAGTTCTACAACTCAGCTAACCCTATTACCCCTGAAACCTCAGCATGGAAAAGACAGACTGGTTATGGCAGTATTAAGATTCGTCCAATCCTGATCGATGGTGCAACAATGTACATTGATAGTTCCGGACGTACCGTAAGACAATTCCTATATGATTTCACGGAGGACAGTTATGTGTCGGCTAACGTATCTTTGTTATCATCACATCTAATCACAAGAGCT